TTCACAATAACCTATATTATACTTTATAATATCATCTTCAGTTAATCCTCTACTTTTTAAGTAGTTTAAAGCACGTTTAGCAGAAAATGATGGATTATTAATAATAGGTTGATATTCCTCAGGTAATACTACTTTTTCATTAGCAAGTTGAGTGTCAATTTGATTATTAGTTTTGACTATAGATTTTAACTCAAGTATTTTATCACCTGGGGTATCAATAGATTTGAATAAATTTATTAGTTTTTTACCTTTAAATTTACATACCCAACAACCAAATTTTTGAAAATCAACACTATTTTCATCTAAACATATTTCTAGTTTAGGTTTATGATGATTGCATTTAGGACAAGTATACGCGTAATTACCTCTAGCTGTAGGTTTGCCTGTACCAAGTACAGAATTCATTAGTGTAACTAATAGTTGGTTTACCATTAATTACAATATAATAAAGAAAGCCTGGTTTCCCAAGCTAACTTTTAAAATATGTTAATTTATGTTTTATTGTGCACCAAATAATTCTTCGAATTTAGTTTTAGGAATAGTTAATTCAAATCCATATCTAGAGTGGGGTTTAACTGTACCTCCAACCATTTGAGCTATTTCATCAAAATATTTTTGTTCTTGTGGTTGGCTACCTACTAATGTAATAGTTGAGTCTGAAGCATAATCACTATCATAAAATGCTAAAAATGCTCCACCATTATAATTAATAGAAAAATGGCCTGTACCTGGGTCAAGTACTTTAAATGAGCTAAAGTCAGTTGCTTCGTTTAATACACTTTGTATTTCTTCTTTAATGATTTGTCTTAAGTCTTGTAGTTTCATTAGTATTTAATTTATATGTTATATGTTATAAATATATGTCTTTTGAGAAAAAACGTCCCTGAATATTATCATTAATCCATTTTTTTGGGTCTTCTAATACTCCATATTGGAATAAATATTTATTTTCATAATAAGTTAAAGATTTCTTTGTTTTGCAAAGTTTTAATATTACTCGTACAAATTTATCTTTAGGATATTTTTTTAAATCCTCTTTTATTTCTTGGGCTGAACCATAATATGTTTTCCAATCACTTGGTTTTACTACAAGTTTAGTTTGTTTGGTTCTACCACGTGTAACTGGTAAATTAGCTAATTCTTTTTTACCTAACTTAACATTGGTTTTATGAAAAAAATTTTTCTTACCTATATAACTACGACCTGTTTCCAGGTTAGTGGTCATATAAATATAACCCTCGTATTGGGTTGAATCAAAATTTTCATCATCAATTAAATCTTCGACTGTCATAACCAATTCTAATAAATGCATGTTATTTATTCTTCTGTTATAGTTGGATCAAATGCTTGAGCGGCCATTGCTTTATTACCTGGGTTAAAGAATATTACATCTCCATTGGGTGTTACTTCTTTAATTTTAGTATTAATAGAAAACATCTGCATTCCAGAATTAAGTTTTTCTGAGTATTTCTTAAGTAATGCTCTAATTTCTTGAGGCATTCTTTCAGATACCATTTTAGCTAATGGTGATAAACGTTTTTGAGTTTCACGGCTTGTACGACCTCTACTTAGTGATTCTAAAGCGTCTTTTAATGCTGGGGTGATATATAATCTGTATTCTCCACTACCGTCTTTTAGTAATTTAAAGTGTTCTTTAAATTGGTCTTTAGTTTCACCAGTTAAAGATACTATTTGAGGTATAAATCTTCTACCTGCTCCTTTTTTCTTTTCACCTTCAAAGGCTTCGTTTAATAAATCTATTAATTTAATCATAATTATAAATATTATCTATCTAAGTTAACATAAATTGTCATATCTGTTGTTCTTGATGATGGTAATGGTTGAGCTAACTTACCTACAGCAACTAAGTTTTGTTGATCATCATATAAACCAATTGTTGTTATATACGGAGCAAAATAAGAACCAGTAGCAAAATCATATATCGTATCATTAGAACTTCCAGATAATAGGGTTGGATTTTGACTAAAGTTAAATTCATTTTCTCTGATTGTACATTTGTATTGAGTCTCATATATTGAGTATGAACTTGAAAAAGAACATGTGATATTTGACCCAGTAGCAAAAGCATCAACCTCATTATTACTACCTGTAGATAATATTATCATTCCGTGTTGGTATATAATATTTCCTACAATATCACTGCCTGAAATGAGATTTCCTTGTCCATCATCAGTATATGTTCCATTAGTTGTTTTATAATAAAAACTATTTGGTTGTATATTATCTCCAAATAATCTAGATGGGATAGCTAATATACCTATAATAACATTAGATTGGGTTGGGAAATAATGAGGATATGATAATGTTGTTTGTAAATAATTATCAAATGATGGAGTATAAGTATCTCCAACTAATCTATTGCCTTCAATATCATTACCTGGAATTAATGTAGCTAATGAAGCTGATGAACCATAACTACCACTTAAATAATTTGAGTAATATAATTCTTTAATTGAATTATAAACTAAACGTTGATATTGGGTTGATATTTGCCCTGTTGTAAGATCAGTTGTTGGATTAAATAGTCCAATTATGTTTTTACCTATAAATCTATCAATACCAACATCAGAACCTGTTAATTGGGCGGCTCCACTAAAAGTGAAACCTTTGTTCACCTCAAATGGAGTTATGATTATATCTTGAGCTAATAATTGTTTGTATGCGCCCATTCATTAGAAATCTAATTTCACTCTTATAAGTGCTTCTTTAGTAAAGTCTTTAACTAATGGTCTTGATAATTTAGCTACAGCTAATAACTCATTATTATCATTATACATACCAACAGTTGTAAAATATACTTGTGGATTATTTACAAAATCAGCGTATAATACTTCACCAGTTGAACCTGAGATAAATGTTGGATTTTCTGAGTAATTAAATTCACTATTACGTGTTCTAACAAATACATAATCTGAAGTTACTGTTTCTTGTGAATTTAAAGAAAATGTAGGAGCAGTTGTTGCAAAAGTACCTGAGATGGCTCTAAATAATTTTTGGTTATTAAATCCATCTGTATTATTACTTCTACTAACAGCTAAACCAATTCCTCCAGCTGCTAATGAACCTGATAATGCGGCTACATTTAATAAAATTGTTCCAATGTCAGGTAAAAACCAACCATATGAACCTGAATTAATTGACCACCCATTTGAATTCACAGCAGTGGTTCCAACAGCAGCTGTTCTAACACCTGCTGAGCCTGATATTAGATTATAAATTCTACCCGCGTCTGTAAACACATTAGTAGTTGTGTATTGAGAATCATCTGTTAGTATCATTGATCCTAATGAACCAGATAATCTTAATGTTAATGAACCAGGGAATAATGATTCTTTATATCTATTTCTAGCTATTGATATAACTCCAAAATCAGATCCTGTAAAATTACCAAATATAAAATCAGCATTCTCATCACCTAATACTAATGCTCTATATTGTCCATATATTGTTTTAGTAGGTGAGTTTGAAATAGAAGCTACACTATTGAATAAAGCACTACCACTACCAAATTTATTAGCATAAGCTACATCAAATTGAACTTCTGAGCCTGATAAAGCTGAGCCAGTTTGATAAACACTTAAATAATAATCACCAGCTGTTGATGCTTCTTGAGTTGAAGAAGTAAAAAATGTATTTAAAGCTGGATTATTAGTTGACCATAACGGTGCTGTTATTGAATCAGCTGATAATATAAAATCTTCTGGGTCTAATCTTTTGAATGACATACTTTATTTAATTATTGTACTTTAGTTACTGTGATAGGAATTGTTAAACGAGCTCCACTGTCTCTACCTTCTACTGTTAAGGTAGCATATAATTGAGAATTAGAACCAAATAATGTATTAACAGTTGTAGCTGTTAAGTTAATTGTAGTACCAACAACTGTTTTAGATACATTGGTGCCAATAGTAGTTGACACATTTAATGCTTGTGCTGATGGTGTATTAATACCTGAACCATTAAATGATTTCATTAAACGAACATCTGAAATAGTGGCTGTGTAACCTGATTGTTCAAATGTTTGGTTACCACCTAAATAATTTAATGTTTGAGGTGTAATAGCTAATGAAGCGCCTTGTTTTAAAATTATTGATGAATAACCTAAATCAAGCACAGGTAATTTAGAAGTACCACGAGGTAATGTGGTTAACTTATATTTCATTATTTGTGTTTCTTGAGGAAATGCTTCTAATAAAGGCATATTCTCAATAGCCTCACCATAATATGCTGAACCTGATGGGTGATTTGGATTATATAATGTGTAATCTATTTCATCATCAGATAATGAGAATTGAGTAATTCTAAAACTACCGTCACTTTTAGCTAATAGTTCACGACCTTTTGTTGTTAATATAGCGTCTACTGTTATTACTGTGTTATTTAAAT